CTAATGATGTTACTTAAAATGCTCCTAGCAAAACTCGCCTAGTGTCCAGAGCAGCGAAACCATGTTCAGCCCAGCCATAAAGACCAGCGCGTCTTTGACGATGCAAAGTGTCATCTTCAAAAACTTCAACTGGAGCACGAACTGGCATAACAAAGCTATCGCGATTACGCAAGTCAAGACCAACAACGATCTCGGTCTTAGAACTCGGCATAGTACCAGAAAGATCACCAGTATAGAAGTTCTGATACTCTTGACTTTCACCAAGCTCATCCAAGGTGTGAAGATTAACGTTAAAGATTCGCGTCAAAAGACCACCATCTCCAACGATAAGGTCGCGTCGAGTAGTAGGATCAACTTCATCAACACCCCAATTACGGATGTCTTCAATACCTTCAGGACTAAGGTATAGATCAGTCAACTCTCCACGATCAATAGAAGTTGAATTACCGCCACCGTTTCGTCTCATAATAACTTTAAGAAGCGAAACAAGTCTTTTACTAAACTGACCAGCAGATGCATCTGCATCATAAATCATAACGTTACGGTCAGCACCAGCAGAAAGCAATGTATGCCATCCATCGTCGTTTATCTTTTTAGTAAACTGACCTTGGAGAACATCCATCGCACGGCCCACAACATCCCATCTTGCATCACGCGCATACTTCAATAACCAGTCAATAGAAGCACCAACATCATATGTTGGAACCATAACATAGTCACCTTCAACGTGTCGTTCTGGAATACGACCGTGATTAGGAATCGTATAGGCTACAAATTCCTTCTCAGTACCCGGCGACAAGAAATCGAGCGGAAATTCAGAAGTGGCACCCGGACCCAACTGAATGGCTTCAAAGATACCATCAAGAATGTCACCACTCATAACACCCTTACGAAGAGGAAGCTCAAGCGCTTTAGCCAACTCACGAGTTGCGGCAAGAGACTCCTCACGATTCATAGAGCCAGCTCTAGTGAGAAGCTCGTTCATTTCTGGAGTAGGTTCAAAATATTTTTTATGAGACATTTATTCTCTCCTGTATATGTTAAACAATGTTAATTGCTACTTTAGCAAAACCATCTGCGTCTTTTTTAGAAAGCCAACGACCAACTACTGGGCTAGTACTACTAGCAGTAGCTGCACACAATGTGCCACCAATATTAAAGTGTGCTGCATCACCCATCGTAATTGCTCCTGAAATTTGATCAGTTACGACAGTACCAACACGCAACAATAAAACTTTACTACCTTGCTGAACTTCATCTTTTGCATAATTAATATGCTGACGAGTCAGGTCTAGATTCACTACATCGTTAAGTAGTATACCAACGGGCTTATCTGTTTCTGTCGTAGGAACTTTAACAGCAGCATTGGAATCATCCATTGCCGCACCCGAACCTTGTGTGGTTGCCGACACAAGGATACCTCTCTCAGCTGTCGCATTCATGAAAAAGCTGAGATCGGTCAAATGTTCATTTCTGTCTGGTCTTAATGCCATGTTTACTCTCCCGAATTTGAATTATTGTTTAAAATAATGGTTTGTACCCCATCTTGAAGACCAGCACGAACCACTTCAACACCATCATTTGAATCAACATCAGCGTCTGATTCAACCACCAACGTAGAAGCCTCTTCTGCTTGCGCGGTTTCTAAAACTTCTTCATCTATCTTCTCTTCAGAAGCTTCAGCATCTTCAGCTGTGTCACTAGCAGCTTTTGTTTCCTCAACCTCTGAGGTATCAGCTTGAGCTTCTACTTCAGGCGTTTTGGTATAAGCTGCAAAAGTTTCAGCCAACACTACAAACTGCTCATCACTCAGGTCTGCAAAAGTTTCAATTTTAGCTTCGGCCTCTTCATCGGAAAGACCAGCTTCGATAAGAGATGCTTTTCTAGAACGTCTTTGCTCAGTAGCATCCATTTCTGCAATCTTAGATTCCAGTTTGTCATGAGCTTCGCTCACGCTTTCAAGTTTAGAATTAAGCTCTGTAGCATTTGTTTTAGAATCTTCCAATTCTTTAGTCAAAATATCAACTTGCTCGGCACTGGCTTTAAGTTGATGATTCAACTCTTCAATGCTCTGCTCATATTTTTCCACGTTTGCTTCAGCAAGCTTATCGGTCAAGGTCTTATTTTCTGCTTGCACAGATTCAAGACTTACCTTCAATTCTGCAATTTGATCATTTAAAATTTCATTTGACATATTATAGCTCTCCTGTTTATTCAAAATATTAGGATTGTCTACTTTCTTAACTACACCATTTTTATTAAAAAGGGTATTTTTAGACGAAATAGAAGCCTTATTAAATTCAAAAGTTTTATTTTTATCAAAGATAATACTTTCAGGATTCGCTGGCCTATCTACAAAACCCTTACCACTAAAGGTAATATTTCGTAAGAGTCTACCAACCTGATGCTCTTGATAAGAACCCGTTCCTCCATAAGACCGTAAATGCTGAGTTAAAAATGCGGTTTCATCATTTCTAGCTATTATATGATTTTTACCGTTTGGATCAACTACAGCATAATCAAATCCCCTAAAAACACATTCCATTGAAACATATTTATTTCCCGCTTCAATCTGTTCAATAAGGTCCAAAACACGACTAAGATATTCTGGGTCTTGCCATTGTTTATATATAACGGAAGATACTAATATATGATAGCGGTCTGGAAGCTCTTTGGTATCTAAATTTTCATCAATTAAATTAAAATTATCATCAACAGCCCAGTTGTCAATAATACCACCCACTATTTGTTTTTCGTCATGTTCTAAATTAGTGGGTTTATACTTAGGTGTATCTTTAGATGCCCATACTTCATCTCTATCAAAAACATCATCATTTTTATTCCAAGAAGTACTAACCAAAATAGAGTACACATGATGAATATCTGGGTCGCCTTTTGCAGCCTTTGCAATAGGAAAGGGAAGCTTTTTATATCTCTGAGTGGTATCTAGTGCGGCAAGTATTTCATTTTCTTGTTCATAGCGTAGTAGGGCTGGCGCTTCATAGGCTATAGATGCATTAGCTTCAATAAGATGTTCTAAACCGGCGTCTTTTTCGGCTTGAAAAATTTGTATTTTATCAGTCATGCGAATGCCTTATGGGTTATTAACAAATATTAATATTCTACCATTTTTTTTATAAACTCCCCTTCGGGAATAATAATAAATCTCACCAGTGACTGGGTCTTTATAAGCAAACTTACCCTTGGCAACATAATGCTCAGCATAGAAAGTAGTCCGTATATTTCTAATTTCTTCAATACTTAACTTTCTATTGATATCAAGAGCAGCGTTAGCAATCCACTCTTCACACTTTTCAAGTACACCATTTGGCAACTTTTGGTTTAATCCTGAATAAATAGCCTCTTCATTTATAGGTTCTAAATAATTTAGATTATATAAAACAGAGAACTTAATCTGTTCTGCTTGATTAAACTCTTTTGCAGTAAGACTTCTCATATTCTTTTTATTAAACTGTTTCAATATACCCGGATTAATAGTCTCAGCTATTTTAGCCTGTGCATCCTTAGCCCATAGTTCGATAGAGGCTTTATTTTTAGGTTTAAATTCTTTTTGCTTTCTTTTTTCTACGTCTCGTGAATTTTTTGGTCGCCCCGGATCTCCTGTATGAGACTCTTCTTCTGGCTTCTGATTATTAACAGGACCATTCTCTTTAGGACGACGCATCTCTAAGCCAGACTCATCACCATTCTTCTCTCTAAGCTCTACACCTACTTGACTAGGTGATGCAACACCTGTTTGCAACGCTATCTTTTCTAGACTATGTTGCTTGTCAACTGAATGATACGGACTAACCTTTTCCATTTTTTTGGTATCTCTACCTTTGTTTTCAGAGAGAACTCTTCTTTGCTCAATTTCTGGTTTAGCTTTAATATGTCGCTGAACAAACTCGTCGCTTACAATATTTCTATCAGCCATTGCTAGCAAGAGATTTGTCATAGCAGCAGGATCATCTAAATACATAAAATCAAACTCAAGCTGCGCAGGAAATCTAAAACCCATAGTGCTTTGCACAATCTTAAGCTGATGGATCCAAAATTCCAACACAGTATTGCGAACATAACTTAAACGTTCAGTTAGTGTTTTTAAAGAAATAAAGTTGTTCGTTGTACCGGCTGCTCCAAATGTTCCTGTCAACGTGGGAGGAATTCCCAAACATGCATAAATAGCCATTAATGTAGGACGATACTTTTCTTCTCCTAAAAAACGTTGCACATCGGTTCCAGTTTCAATAAGTTCAATATCTGGACCCCATACTATATCAGTAGTACCACCACCAACGTTTGCACCCAAAATTGATTGTAGGGTTGAAGCAGCGGCTGGAGTAGGCGCAAGTTTATGATCTAAGCTACCAAGTTTAAAAATTCGAATTTTAGAGATAGCTCCATCAAGAGCTGTTTTATCTGCCAATTTAAGTCGTTCGTACAGAATGAGGTCATTGAAACAAGCATAAGTCATAGGATCAGCCCATTCTTGCCAATCGTCTTTTTTATAAAAATAAACAAAGGTCTTATCGGGAGGGAGCAAGACTCCTTGATTATTTTCAGCCGCTTGCAAAATCTCAGGAGGAATTTGATTTAAAAGCTCTCTTTCAAGAGGGTTGTCAGAATTACGAAATTTCCTAATCATATTTGCTGTATGTCGAGGAAGTTTAATTATATATCTACGATTCCCAGTTAGTGAAGAAAGTGAGCCACCCACCACTTCTACCGTTAATGGATCTAAAAAAGAATACCGCCAAGGAATTTCGCCCTTAGAAAAATTAGACAATTTAATATCAGCATTCATATCAGGAGAGGCAACTGAACGTTGCATTTCTAATCTCTTTTGCTTATTAATTTTGGCAGTACGCATTCTTATGGGAACGTTTGCCTCTCGAAACAACAAATTACAAAGCCTTTCAGAAGTTTCTTTTCCTTTAACGCGAGTAAACCATTCGTTATAAAACTTCTCTATCCGCTTGTTCTGATGAACTAAACGTATACCTTGGCAAGCAAAATCACCCATAAGATCAATAGCATTTCTAATCAACCCTATTCTTCTATAAGCTTTTCTGGCAAAAGCGATAATCTCTTTATGTGTTTCGGGAACTTTTTGATCCGGTCTAAAATAATCATAATCAGAATCACGAAGACCGGGCCTTCCGCTTAACTTAGTAGTTAGGTCTGAATAATTCCTAGTTCTAGAACCTTGAGATGCAGTGGCAGCTTCTTGAATAGCACTTGTATATATTTTTAAACTATCTGCCTGTTGAGCCTTATTACCTGCCCAGCTCACATAGGCTGGACCATCCGATGGAAAATTCACTTTAGCATTTGGAGAAGGTTTTTTTGCCACTGTTTTATCCCTATAGAAGTAATAGTAATTGAATGTAAATCAATACCTATTGATTATTACACCATTCTTTTTAATCTCGTCTAATTGCAAAGCAAGTATTTTGATTCATACTAGAAGCCCACTCTTGACCTACATACATTTGGTTGGAAGGACTAGTATTATAGACTCCGGGAGAAATCACAGTTCCAATGTTATTATATGTTGGACCCGGAATTTCTCGCTGAAGTTCTCTAGCAATCATATTTGCCATAACTAAAGCGCTATAACGATCTTTACGTAATCGTCCTTTCTTACCAGTGTCTGTCTTAACTTCTGGAGTATCAAATCTCTCTCTTCCTCCAGCAGTTACAGAAACTACAACTGTTACTAATTCATCTTTAAGTTCTTCAACTTCCATAACAGCATCTTCCAATGTGTCATACAGTCGCAAGGCATTAGACTCCCCTACCTTGTCTTTTAATTGCTGAAATGAAATCTTATCCTTTTCACTCATTAGACTTAGACTTAAAGTATCAAACCTTGGGAATAACAATACTTTATCTTCCATATCTTTTCTAAGTCCATGATTAGCTTGAGAAGTCCATTCTGCTTTAGCAAAGTTAATTAGTTCAATAATATGGTCGCCAGCAACTCGATCAGTATCTTTTTCTTTTTTATCTTCAATAACAGGAAGTATAGGTCGCTCACCAGTAAACATCTTATCATGATCTCTTAATCCCTCTGCAATAGTATAACCACCTCCCTGTGAGTCTATAGCTATACGAACGCAAGGAAACGCTTTATATAGTTCTCTAATCTTTCTACAACAAAAACTATAATAGTCATTCTCATCTGTTAGACCAATGCGTTTTCTGCTCTGAAAGTCCTTTTTATTAGTGGTCCACGTATAAACTACCCTATGATGCTCTGGGTGTATTTCAATGATTACAAGAGCAAAATTATCTTGCTCAGAAGCAGGATCAATCCCCATTACATATTTCAAATCAGGATTGCCTCTAGTCATAGGATCAAAAGGACTAGAACACCAAGGAGCCCATCCCGGACTAGAACAGTTACGATCATGAGCAACGCACCCCTCAATCAAACTTCTTTTAAAGAATCCTTGACTATCAGAAGTAAAGCAAGCCCCATACTCCATCTGATAAATACCATTGTGCATAGTAGCCCTTGACCTTGCAACCTGTTGATCATCCATAAATCCTTCAGGAATAAGTTCATATGGTATACGCACAATAGAAAATGATTTCCAATCTAGACGCTTCATATATTCAGGTACTTTATCTAAGTCCTCTCCTGCTTCCTCTGCTGCTTTTTGAAAATCGCCCTTAGTTTGAATGGTTGATTTATATTTCTTCCAATAAGAAGCAAAGTGTTCGAAACCATAACCACAAGTTCCAGCTATAATGGATTGGTTTGTTTGTCGATCCTTGTAATCAATCTCCAACGTTTCATTCCACTCACCAGCATCTTGTAGAATCTTTCGACGAGCAGCTTGTTTTACATTCTGAGTAGGATTAGCAGAGACTGCTGCAAAACCAGCAACAACCGTTTCATAAATATCTACAGGAATACTATTAAATTCGTCAGCAATAATTGTATGAGCACGCAAGCCTCTAATTTTACTTCCGTCTCCTAATGGCACAGCCATTGCCCAACTATCGTTAACTCTCATCGTACACCTATCTACGTCACGACGAGGACCACTACTATCAGTGCATACACTTCGTAAAATAGGAGCATTTCTCCAGATAGTATCCATATACTCAAAGATGACCTTACTTTGTCTAAATGCAGCACCCACTATAACAATTTTAGTTCCCGGAATCAGAATACATTTTAGAATGGCATATACAGATAGTAAAAACGATTTACCAAAACCACGACTTGCTATATACATAGGAAAGGCACGATTCCACAATTCCTGTAATATAACAACCTGTTCTGGAAGAAGTTCAATATTCAATAATTTTTTAACTGTCCATTGAAAGTATTCAGGCTGTCTCATCAAGCCAAGAATATATAGATGTAAATTGTCTTTATCTTTTTGACTCAGATCAATCAGAGGGTTTTTAATATCTTTAATATCTTCATTTGTTAAGTTTAGCCAAGCGTGTTCGGGATTTTCTACGTTATAAGTCATCGACATGCCTCATTATTCTAAATGCTATTTCTTCAGCTTTTTTCTTATCTCCACACGCCATAACATGAATACCATGTTCTATCTGTGCCGACACAATAACTCGCATCATGTATTTACCTTTAATTCGTATGTCTTTCCACTTTGATTTGGGAACGCTAGAACCCACCGGATATTGTTCTATTTGATGCCAACCAAACTCAAGTAACAGAAAGGCATGAGGAAAAGAAGACATTGCCTTTAATTCTCGCAAAAATCTTTTTTCCCCACAGTTTCCTGCAAACTCTGAAACCGATTCCTTTCTTTCTATACACAGTATGTGTTCTTTATCCTTTATGCTGTAATCGCCAATGTCCAACTTAGTAATTTCTGTTCCTATGCAATATGCATCTTCATCATACCACCATCCATGACCTTCTTTTTCTCTTGAGTCACGTATAACAGTAAACCTACTCATTTAGCGCCCCACTCTAAAAGTTTTAGAAAAAATAATTCATAGTTCTCTTCTTGTCCTTTAATTTTTTGATGGCATGTCTTACAGAGAGTAATGCCGTTATTAATAGAATAATGAAGAGCCGGATGGCTCTCCCATTTTTTAATATGATGCACCTCTAGCCTTCTCCTAGAGTTACAACCGGGCCATCGACATTTATTATGATCTCGCTTACGAATATCTTTACGCCATTGTGCGTAAGCAGGATCACTCCAATTTCTGCGCCTCATTTATATCGTGATCCACCATTAAGTGTACTAATTCTTGAAATTCAGTCTTAGGAGTCCAACCGAGACTGTCACGAGCCTTTGTTGGAAGACCAAGAAGATATTCAACTTCTGCTGGTCTATAAAACTTAGGATCTACAACCACATAATTATTCCAATCCCATATATCTATCGAAGAAAAAGCCTCATTTAAAAACTCTTTAATTGAATATGTTTTACCTGTAGCAATAACATAATCATCAGAGTTTTCTTTTTGCATCATACTATACATAGCAACAACATAATCTTCTGCATGACCCCAGTCTCTACGAGCTTCAAGATTACCTAGACGTAGCTTAGGGAATTGAAAACCTTGATCCTTAGATATTCTTCCGGGTATATATATTTCGTCTTCATCAAAAACCAAATCTGAATATTGAATATTGTGTCTACTTATCCAAGCCATAAACTCACCAATCCATTTGGTAATTTTACGAGTAACAAAATGCTCTCCTCTTCGTTCGCTTTCATGATTAAATAGAATTCCACAACATCCAAAAATATTATATGCTTCTCTATATACACGCACAAGATGGTGCGCAGCTGTTTTAGCTATAGCATAAGGAGATTGAGGCATGAAGACAGTATCTTCATCTTGATATTTACTTTCTATTACTTTATTAGAATTGCCGTCATACATTTCGTCATATACATCATAACTTTTTTCAGTATAATTCTTTCCAAACATTTCACTTGTTGATGCTTGATAAAATTTTGTATTTGGTGAAAAACGTCGAATAGCTTCTAGAAAGTGCAATGGTCCTAAAGTGTTAACTTGAAACGTAAAGTCTGGTTGTTCAAATGATGTGCCTACGTGTGACTGCGCAGCAAGATTGTAAACTTCATCCGGTTTATATTTATCAATAAGTTTGTAGACACATCCAGAATCTGCAACTTCTCCTTCAACGATAGAAAAGTTCGGATGATTAACACATTTAGAAAGCCTTTCAAGATTGTCGGTGCTAGTACGTCGTTTTAGCCCTATTACCTTGTAATCTTTTTCCAGTAAAAGCTCTGCTAAATAAGAACCGTCTTGTCCTGTAACACCGGTTATTAAAGCTGATTTCATATTATTTATTTCCTTAATTGTTTTACTTGAGTTCCGATGTTATTAATGAATTATAATAATCCATATGGGGAGAATCTGGATTCTCGTCACGCGCAGTCAATAACATTTGATATAGTTTTTTATGCGAGTGTGGAGGTAGCCATCGATTTATAATAAAATTCATTATTTCATCTTTTACATTATGTTTCTTGTGAAAACACACTATGTCTCTCACACCAAAAGGAAAGAGTGCTAAAGGATCAATTTCTCTAAAAGATACCAAATCGTCTTCTAGGTTCCAATATGGATATGCTATATGATAATCTAATTTTCGTAATGAATTTAAAACTTCGACAGGTTTAATCCCTCTAGAGTATAAGCGTGAATTATCAATTTCTAGATATAGAACAGGTCTATGATTAGCAATAGTAAACTCACCTCCCTGTAATATTATTTTTTCATAACCTCCTACATCTATCTTTATTAAAGAACATTCTTTATCAAATGATGCAAAAGTCTTTTGTTCTAGGACTAGTTGATCTAAAGTAGAAGTTAATATATTGGCATCCACAGGCAATGCAGAAAATTTCATAGTACTATCAGATTCTATAGATTGAGGAAATGCACAAGGCTGTCTACCATTAGACAAAACACTTTTAACAGCTTTAATATTGCTTAAGTCATTTCTCTTTGCAGCCTCTTGTAAACAAGTTATGCTACGATCAGATCCATCTATTGCTGCAATATCATATCCCATTTTTGCAAGAGGTAGAGAACAGGTTCCAATGTGACATCCAATATCTATTATATAGCCATCGTCTGGTTTAACTATGTTGGATAGTAAAGATGCCACATGACTAATTTTCAAAGAAATTTTCTTTGAGCATTCTTTACATCCCCACACTGGACAATCCCTAATATCGCGTATCATTTTTATTATGACATCATCAGCCTCTTCATCAAATACAAGTTCTATACCATCTATAGTAGCGGATTCATACAATTTAATCTATCTCCTTATTTAAATATTAATAAATTGAACGCCTATTTCTACGTAGATTAGTAGAACCTAAACTTATAACTTGATTATTTATAAGTTCGGAAAAGGCTCTATCAAAATAAGAATAACATGGTGATTCCTTATCATACATTCGAATTTTAGGATTATTAAACTGATCTGCAATATCACCAACTGTAAAATAGTCGTGCATTTCTAGTTTAGACTTATCATATGTGTTATGTAGACACAAAACATCTATTACACAAAAAGGAAAAATATCAGTAGGTTTAATTGGTTGAAGTCGATATTGTTGAGAGTCTGCACTGCCTTGATAAGTGCATATAAAAATATCATAAGATAAATCATCTAATACTTTAAAAATCTCTCGTGGATCAGTATTATTCTGTTCTAGCAAGCAAGTATTAATTTCTATAAGAAGCGACGGTGAATGATTTTTAATTATACCAGTAGAACCCATCAGCACCTCTTTTTCATGACCTTCTACATCTAATTTAATAAGACTACAATTCTTTGTTCCTATAATGTCATCTAATGTAGATGTTTCAATTGTTACTTTTGAAGAGTCAGTTAGAGGTTTTGATATAAATTTTTCAATAGCTAACAAGTTAGGAAGAGGTAGCGGATCTAAGTCTACAAGAGGATTTAAATCTATAGCAGAAGTAGCGTCCGTATTACTATTAAAACTACATAATTGTTTACAATCAGAAAGACAAGCGTTTATAGTTAATATATTTGGTATATTATTCATATTAATGCTAGCATTTAAACACTGTATACTTTCAATACATGCATCTATAGCAATAACATTATATCCATCCTTAGCTAAAGGTAATGAATACGTACCAATGTGACATCCAGCGTCTATAATATATCCATCGTCAGGATCTGCAAAATATTTTATAAAATCTATATTATATGCACATGGTATGGTGTGATCTTCCTTTACAGATCTAATAATTAGATCATTAGAATCCATAGGAAAAACATACTCAATCCCATCTACAATGCTAGATTCAAACACACTACAGCTTTCTTAGTTATGTCCAAGAGTTAATTACTTGGAGCTGATCCATCCCTATAAACTTCCGTAGATCCTAATATCCTAGCGGCCTCAAGCCGTAAATCATCTATATACTTTTCCATTTTTGCAACATCTTGTTCAACAAAATTTAACCGCATATTTTGTTCTGCATCATCAGGCAGCGAACCCAATTCTCCCAACGGCCATTTTATACGAAACTCAGAATTTTGAGTAACATTATCCTTCA